TCTTAACTCTAAAAAAATATGATTGTCTGCGTGTAGGCTCCAAGATTGACCTTTTTGCATTCTTATTAATCCATCATTTTCATTTAAAAAAATATTATTATTTAGTATAATATTTAATCTTTTTTTTATTTCAGAAACAGTGGTTATAGAATTATTTGAGTATTGGTGAGTAACATTATCGTTCCATTCATTTTCTTTTATTAAACCGCAATAGTGAGTTATTCTATTGCATTCATCTTCTGTTGCAAAATTATGATATACATATATGTCTTCTCCAAGTTTTTCAAAATTGGTTTTATCAAACATCAAACCACCTCTTCGGAGTTTATTACAACTGGTTCTATAATTCCTGTAATTTGTGATAACCTTCTTGCTACATCCATTTTACATTTAGAACAAGAAGCTGTTACTTCTTTTAATATTTTGACCAGTATGTCTTGCTTGTGTTCGGTCTCGGCAATTTGTGCTGCCATCTCAGCATTGTCTAAAAGACCCACTTCTTTAAGCATGGTAATTCTTTTTGTTTCAATATCTGAAATTAATTTTAGGGCATTAGCTTTAACGTTTAATTGACCTGCTTGGTCAGCATCCTCTACGGTTTTCCATGCTTCTTTAATTAACATAGAGTAATGTTGATCAGCTCCTGAGATAGCCTCTTTGGCCCGTTCCTTAGAGCTTGTATCGTTGTATACAACAGTTTTCCACTCGTCTATAAGTTCTACTACGTCTGACCGCTTATAGCCCGTCAGAGAGGCAATCTGGGTCGGATTATTGCCCTTTAAAAGTTCGGCAACAACTTTATTCATGCGATCAAAATGATCTGATAATTCAATTTCCATATATGTGTATTATAATTCTAGTTGACTAAAAAGTCAATTAGATTTGGCTATTTTATATAATATTAGATAACCTATTAAATCATCTATATCATTATCTCCAGCAAATCCTTTATTATTCTTTACCCTATTTAATTTATCATCAATTCTTACCTTTAATTGCTCTGTTGAGTCCGCCGTTGAAAATATTCTAATTGGCTCTAGGGCTGAATTTCCATATGATATATTTTTTTCAATTAACATTTGAGCAATTTCTAAACAAGAATTTAATATTTTATTTCCCGCTGGGGCACTGACTGCATGTAAGTATAGGTCTTCATATCTAAATTCTTTTACATCTTTAAATACTGGCTTTAGCATTATAGATCCATTCTAATAGTTCATGTTTTGGTTCCCAGCCAAAATCATTTTTTGCTTTGTTGTTATCCGCCAACGTCTCTTTAACTTCACCTGGCCTATCTTCTATGTATTGTACATTATTGCATATAGTTTTGGCAATATCTAATATAGATATATTTTTACCAGTACCAATATTATATGTTTCCCCAAATATAGATTGATTGTCAGAGTTAGCTGCTAATATATTAGCCTCTACTGCATCTTTAATATATGTAAAATCTCTTTTTTGAGTTCCATCTCCAACTATAGTTAATGGTAATCCTTCTTTAAATTGTTTTAAAAATAAACCAACTACTGGGGCATACTGTCCTTTTAGTGGATGTCTTTCTCCGTATACATTAAAATATCTTAAAGAAATAGTTTCTAACCCATACAGATTAAAGTATACCTTCATTAAATTTTCTCCAAATATTTTAGCTGATGAATAAGTAGTTAGTGGGTCTGGGTTTTGAGATTCAATATTTGGTAAGATGTTTTTCTTTCCATATGAAGATGATGTGCTTGAATAAATAACACGTTTTACATTGTTTTCTCTAGATGCCTCTAAAATATTAAATGTTCCAACAGCATTAATGTGCATTGATTTTCTTGGATTTTGTATAGCAATTTGAATTCTAGCATCTGAAGCTAAATGGAATACACAGTCTACATTTTTAAACAATGGCTCAATTAAATTATAATCGCATATATCATATTTATAGTTATTTGCTTTGTTATTCCAATAAAACTTTTCATTTGATACAGCACTTTCATTATCTATGCATACAACCTCATGCCCTAGATCTAGTAACCTATCAACAATATGAGATCCTATAAATCCAGCACCTCCAGTAACTAATGATTTCATTTAACATTACGCATCCATTTCTTTATATAATTGTTTTAATCCTCTTAGCGTTCCAATATCCATATACTGTCCGCCTGGTCTTACCGCCTTAATATTAGAACCCCTAGATATCCATTCCTTTAATTGTTTTCCTGGATGATCTAGTGTTGTATCTATGTATCTTATCATATTCTTTTGGAATAACATAGTGCCCCACATATCTGGGTAATCACAATTATCTACCTTATCTTCTGAACCAATTACTTTATCTTGGGATACTAAAACTTGACCGACACGTCCCTTTAACACTTCTCCGCATTCCCAAATTCCTAGAATAAGGTCGGCGGTATTATCTTTAAATAAAGGTCTGTATATATTTCCAGGTGCGTTTAATATATATGTGTCTGGCATTCCAATAAGCACTGTATCGTTATACTCTCCCACAATAAACTTTACCGCATCTGACATTGTTGAAGGCTCACGAACAATTAGTTTAATATTCATGTCCATATTTTGAATAATTGGAACCCACTCAGCTCTTGTGGAGACCCTAACCTCATCACACACTTCAAGCATTTGCTCTACGTGCCATTGTAAAAGAGATCTTTCATCTGATATAGGTAAACAAAATTTAGGAATGCCACCAATTCTAGAAGCTTTTCCAGATGCTGGCAATACTCCTATAACACTCATTCTTTTTCCCATTCATGAGGATTAAATCCATTAGGATAAGATTCATTTACACGAGGATCTTTTTTCCAAGCAATCCATCCTGCTTCTCTGTCATCTCCCCAATAAAGATGGACTACATCTTTATCTAATAGCCTTCTGGCTTCTTCTCCACAAAGAATTTTTACTTTATTTTCTTTTAGAAAATCCATTTCCATAAGTTCTGGGGCCCACTCATTGATATGTTTTTGATAAGGCTCAACTCCTAATTTTTTATATAGTGCATCTGTAAACATTTGAACATCAGTATAGTAATGAACCATATGATTATGTTGAATAATTCCTTCAGAACATCTTTCAACACAAAGGTCTATGGCTGCTTTTAGTAGCGGATGCCCAGCTTTAGCGGCAATTGTTTGAGTTGCTAGCCATGGGGTATCTTTTTCGATATCTAAAATCATATCGTATTCAGGGCTTAACCAAGTATCTACTGGAGTCTTGCAGTGTGTGTCCATGTCTGTATATATCCCACCGTGAATATAAAGAATAGCAAATCTCCATAAGCCAGCCTTCATTACTCCTAAAGGCAGGTTTACATAGGTCTCATATGTTTTTGAGTCGAAGTGTTCCTTAAAGAAGTTTTCCCTGTCTTGTCCACTCATGTAGCCATAAGCCCATCCTGGATTTTGATGAGTCCATGTCCCTACGCTTTCTTTAGCGTAAATTGGCAATTCATCAAAAATTGTTTCGTAAGTCTGCCAGATCTTTTTTTCTATACTCATATTATCTCCTTTTAATTAATCCAAACTGATCTAAATATCTTTGTATTGTCATAGCAGAAACACTACATTCTATAGCAATTTCAGTAACAGTTTTCTTTTGAACAATATATCTACGATATAGCCAGTCTTTGCTTTGATATAGCTTCATCGTTTAGTTAACACTTCATTTGAATAATGTGCGATGCCAAATGCATCTGCTACGTCAAAATCTGTTAATGATAATTTATATTTATTATTAAAATAATCTACAGTTCTTTGTTTACGCATATTGCGTAATTGATTCTTATACCAAGAATCTGCATAACCAGGATTTTTTAATCTTATTGCAGACTTTTCATCTTTCGTTGGATTTTTGTTGCCAATGAACGCCTGCCACGAGGATGGGCTAATAGTAATAACCTTAGCACCAGTAGACATAAGCTCAGCAATAACAACTCCATATACATATGATAATTTTATCACAGCATCAGGTGATCTGACAAGGATTGCTCCTTCTACTACGATATAATCTGACTTTAAATTATCTAACATTGCTGCTACTTTAATCTTTGCATCATGTATTTTTTCATATATGTCTGCACCAGATAATTCAATTTTTCCCCATTTTAACGGAATATTATTTTCCATTAAACAAAACGCAACTGAGGTAGTAGATGCATCTATGCCTAGTACACGATATGCTTTTGTTTTAACCAGACTAGCTAAGTTCACCTAATATACCCCATATCATTTTTTTACTTTCATATGTTATATTTTTTTCACATGTAGCGCAAATATCATTTTGATTATATCTACTTAATTTTGTTTTACAAGATTTACAAGACCTAACTGCACCATTTTTAATAGCCTTTTTTTCGTAATACTTTTCCATAATTCTTTTGTTGGTTGCAATTCTGCAGCATTCGTCAGTACAATATTTTTGATTATGTGTTTTTGGATTGAAGTCTTTATTACATTCTTTATTTAAACAGATCATATTTTAGGAACCTCATATTGATCTATCTGTACTGTTCCTATTAGGCCTGAGTAGCATTCCTTTTTAATTGGACAATAGGTGCAAGGCATTTTAGATTTAGATGATCCTTTTGGGCGCATTGGTAGGTCTCCGTCTTTAAAATTATCCCAAACCTCACGCATCCATAAAAAAGTATCTTCAATAATTTTAGTATTTTTTTCATTCATGGAAACTGGTATTACTATAAGCTCTTGGGTGTTTTTGTTTTCATACAAAAAGAATCCTTCTTTAGCATTTTTTAATTTCATATAAGTTAACAGTTGAAGCAAATGATTTGCAGTCGGCTTCATCTCTGATTGTCTTCCATCCCAAACCTCTTGTTTGGCAGTTTTAATTTCACCAATTACTGTTTCATTATCGTATTCCATAATTAAATCTATAAAGCCACGGATTGGAGGATATTCATTTACTATCTCTTCTTCTTCCGCTCTCCATTCTGGCATTGTTTTAATTAAATTTTGTAGTCTTTCATGGGCTTGCGTACCTTGTGCCATGTTGGCAACTGCAACAGCATCGTTGTCGTCAATAAACATTGCGCCAGAAAAAGCCATGTACCAATATCTTGGGCAAGTTCCATGGCCATACCCTAAAGAACTTGGACTAAAAGACTTCTTTGTCATTTCTCCATCAGCACGTTTTGTATTTCTATATGATTCATCAAGCAATTGTGCAAATCGTTCTGGGTCAAAAAACTTGCCAGTATGCTTTTTAAACTTAAGATTCTTTACAATATCTCTACCCATTATGAGCTATACCTAACGACATACTTAAGTGCATCTACAAGTTTGTCTATAGACTCTTTTGCTGAATAATAAATATTTTTTTTATTGTTATTTACGGTTCCTGCTTTATCTTTTGCAATAGTAGAATATACTGACGCCATCATAGAAAATTTAGTTGACATGGCTTGAAGCTCTATAATTAAATATGGTGCTTTAGCAGATGGAACATCTGGGTTCATTAATAACTTTACTACAATAGCCAACGCTTTATCTAACTGCTCATCATTCATGTACTCATGAAGATCGTTAAACTCAGTAATAGAATTAATTAACTCTAATGTATTTTTATCTTCCACTATTTATCCTTTTTTACTTTATATGGACCAAGATCAGCTTTAATGCTGCCATCTTTTCTAATTCTTATAATTCTACCATTTTTAATAATTGTTTTATTAAAAGGTATTTTATTATTGCTTCCCATTTTTATCCTCCCAGCATTCTATTAGTTGTTCTAACAAAGCCCATTCAATTACTGCCAACCTGATTTTGCTACTAGATGGGCCAAGGATGAGTTTGAGTACTGGATTCTTATCCCTGCTAACTTTAAAAGTATCTGTACATATCTTAGCCCAAATACTTTTTGAAATAGAGATTGATTTTTCGTACTCTTTATAATCCACCACAAAATTTTTCCATTGAGCGTCACCCTTTTGATAATCACCACGTCCACTATTTTTTTGTTGTCTTGCGCCATCTCTTTTAGACTCTGATCTTTCTGACATTAGCCATTAACCTTAAATTGATTGTCGTGTCCATCTGGACATTTCCAAGAAATAGTAAATGTTGCTGGATCCCATAATGCTTTTTCTGCATCTTTATCACACTTAGAACATGGCTTTGTTCCAGGTATTTCTTCAATTCCATTTTTTTGTAAAATTTCAGGTTTATCAAAAAACTCTTTAAGATTTGGCATTTATATCCTTAACTAATTTATCAACAACCTTTGGATTTTCTTTTAAATACGCAACTGCTTTAGCACGACCTTGAAATCTTTCTCCATTAACTGTATACCAAGCGCCACCTTTTTCTACGATGCCACACATTTCTGCAACATCTAAAGATTCTCCTACTTGATCTACTCCTAAAGATTCTCCTTGGTAATAGAAATCGTATTGCCCAGACAAGTTTGGCGGACCAAGTTTATTATAATCAATAATCCAATTAACTGGCCTTCCTACTCTTTGTTCAATAATTTTATCTCCAACTTTAACGCCGTCTTTAATAGCGTTAGCCTCAGCTTCAGAAGACCAAAGCTTAATAACGGTAGAAGAAAAGAATTTTACTGCCATTCCTCCTGTTGGTATATGTGAAGCATGCATAGATCCAAATTGATTTCTTTGTTGAGAAATTAAAACAAGTAATGTATTTTTATTAGCATAGTTTAACATCTTAACTGCATGTGTCATATCTTTTGCTTCTGCACCTATTTGTTTTGTGTCCTGCAAATCTTTTAATTCGTTTCCATCTTTTTCAAAATAAATTGCTGGAAGTAAAGCTGATATAGAGTCTACAACAATAATGTCAACTTCTGCTTCCATTAATTTTGTTGCAACATCTACCATATCATTTACTGTTTTTGCGGATGAGTATATTAATTTAGATGAGTCTACCCCAAGTTTTTCTGCCCACGATTGATCATATGATGCCTCTGCATCTATCCATGCACAAGACTTGCCTTCTTTTTGCGCCATAGCAATCATTTGTAAACAAAACGAAGATTTACCAGCAGACTTATTGCCCCAAACCAATACCTGTCTACCAAAACCTAGTCCACCTTTTAACGCCATGTTTAAACCAATACTTGGAGTAAGTTGTTTTTCTACTTTTATATTTTGTGCTGACTGTACTCTTGCTCTTGTTTTTGGATCTAATTTTGATAATATATCATCTATTAAAATTGTCATTGATCTTCTCTCTACGTATACTCATTATATCATTAAAATAAGGATTTACTTCTTTATAGCAAAAGTCATTTGATCTATTATTTAAAATAGGAGTCAAAGGATCATCAATTTGATTCTGTAGCAACATCCTGATTATCAGTCGGTTGTTCAATTTTCTCCTTTAATTGAAATACAAATTCTTTTGTTTCTTCATTGTATTCAACATTTAAACCCTTTTCTTCGGCACCAGCATTAATAAAAATATCAATTGGTACATTAACTACTTTTTGATTTTCTAAAATAGCCAATAAAATTTTTGTAATATTCATAGATTGGAATATTTCATTTGGATTTTGTGTCATTTTACTTCCTTTATCATTAAGGTTCCATCTTCTAATTTTGATAGAACGGGTTTGCTTTTCATTCCTTCACGCATTCTTGCTAACACCTTAGCATACATTGCTGGGAATGCTATTGCTCGTGTGAGCTGTTTATTTTTATCTGTCATAACAATATGCGCCATTGTTTTGCCAGCTTTAGTTTTATATGGATTAAAGTTAATAACTAGTTGTTCATCATCTTCTAAGTCATATTCTTTTCTATATAAATAGTCTACAAAAAGATCTGACCCATTTGGATCTATGTCATTTACTTTAATATACCTTGCAATACGATTATCTCCAACAAGAATAAAATACATCTGCCCTGTTTCAATTTGAGTTTGCTCATTATGAAATAAACCTATTGATCCAGTTTCATCTACTAACTCTACTCTTGCCCACCCAGTACCACGCTTAATACTTTTAACCATTCCAAACATTGGGAATGATCCTAAATCATCAAAATCTTGAATTGGTTTTGCTTGAGCTTTAATTCTTGGTGGTATTGATTCTAAATTAAATGTAGGAATACCTAAGTATTCGTAGTAGCTTTCCTTTTCCTTACCGTCTCTAGGATTGTCCTCAAAAGCAGCACCGCCAATAGCATTAAGAGCAGATACAGCCCTACTGTTAATCCCGCTGCCTTTCGCAGAGGCTTTTTGTACGAAATCGGAATAATCGGCATATGGTCTTCTCTCTATAATTTTATTTGCAATACTGTCTGAGATAAATTTAACTTCAGCTAAACCAAATTGAATTGCTTTTTCTTTTAATGAAAAATATACATCTGACTCATTAATGTGTGGCAGCAATACTTTAAGATTTAATCTTTTAGCCTCAATTAAATATTCTGTTCTTTTGTCTTTATCGTTTTCGTTTTTAAGAATTGAAAAAATAAATTCAAGCGGGTAATAATGTTTAAGCCAAGCCGTATAATAACTAAGCATGGAATAAGCAACAGCGTGACTACGATTAAAAGAATAACCTGCGTGAGCTTCAAAATCATGCCATAGGGATTCCGCTTTCTTTTTAGAAATGTGTTTTGAAGCCCCATTAACAAATTGATCCTTGAACTGGTCGAACTCTTTTGCATCTTTCTTCTTTCCAATAATCTTGCGGACCTTGTCAGCCTCTGACCAAGACATACCACCTAAATGTACGCAAGCCTGCATAACCTGCTCTTGATATATGATAACACCATATGTATTCTCAGTAAAAGGTTTCATTATTTCATGAACATAGCTAACTGCTTCTAGGCCATGTTTTCTACTAATGTATGAGGCACCCACTGTATTCATTGCTCCTGGTCTAACTAAAGCGTTAGATGCAGCAAGGTCTTCAAATTTGTCTACTCCCATTTTAATTAATAGATTTGTATAGGGAGTTGCTTCAGCTTGAAATACTCCTTTTGTGTATCCTTCGCTCAATGTTTTATAAACATCTTTATCATCAAATGATAAACTAGATAAAACAATTTCTTTATTGTGTCTTTCTTTAACTGCTTTTATTGTATCTGAAATTACTGATAATGTCTTTAATCCTAGAGCATCTAATTTAATTAAACCAATATCTGCTACAGTATCCATGTCGTAAGCAACAACTGGTATTCTTCCTGAAACTTTATCTTGAGCATCCTCACGAGATTCAATAGGTGCAAAATTTCTTAAATCATCTTTTGCAACTACAACTCCAGCAGCATGAACTCCAACGCTTCTAATCTTTCCACGTAATCTTTCTGCAAGCCATACAACTTCTGGATACTTCATTCTAAATTCTTTTGTGTTAGGAGACTCTATAAAATCTTCAAATGTATCAATTGATTTCATGGCACGATTAACATCTGAAAGGGGGACCATGAATACACGAGCAGCGTCTCTAACAACACCCTTGTCTTTAAAATAAGTATAGGTTGAAATAGAGGCTACGTGCTTAAATTTCTTTTTAAGATAGTCTTTAACCTCTTTACGGCGACGATCTTCAAAGTCAGTATCAATATCTGGGAAGTCATTTCTTTCAGGGTTAATAAATCGGAAAAACAATAGGTCATATTCAATTGGATCTACATCGGTAATTCCTAGCGCATAACATACTAGTGAGCCTGCAGCAGATCCACGTCCAGGACCAACCATAATATCATTTTCTTTAGCCCAATTAATCATATCTGCCACAACTAAAAAATATGATGCAAAGGACTTGTTTCTAATTACTTCTAATTCTTCCATTAATCTTTGCTCATACACATCATTTCCTAGCCAGCCGTCTGTTAAACGTAGCCTTTCTAGGCCCTGGAAAGCCATCTCAGCCAGTTTCTGGTCGGCATTGGTCTTGGGTACTGGGAGCAGGTCTAAACCCCTGTTAAAATCGTATTCTCCAATTTTTTCAGATATCTCAATAGTATTATCATAAATGTCTGTTCGTTTAATATTACATTTATTAAAATCAAATTCTATCTCTTCTCTACTTTGAATAAATAGATTGTAATTTTGAAATGATATTCTTCTATCTGGATAAAGATAATTAAATCTATCTAACATATTATTCATATTTCTAGACATCTCAAAGTCTGCTTCTTTATCTGATTTAGGTGATGTAGACAATATAAGCATTGCCTCTTCTAATATTTTATCTTCACCCTTAGCATAATGAGCATCACCTGTTGCCACTGGCTTTATATCTAGTTTATCCGCTAATTCTAACAGCTTACTATTTATTTCTTCGGGGTTATGAGATTGAACTTCAATATAAAAATCTTTGCCAAAAGTTTTCTTAAAATCTTTAAGTATATTTTCCGCTTCCTCAAATTCTCCTTTTTCAATGCATTTACTAATAAGGCCGTTAAGGCATCCAGAAAGAACAATAATATCTTCTGCATATTCTTTTAGTACCTCCCTATCAATTCTAGGCTTGTGATAAAATCCTTCGTTCCAAGCCAACTCTTGAAGTATGTTTATATTCTTTAAACCGTTTTGATTTTTAGCTAATAAAATAATGTGATTGTATGCCTGAATACTTTTATCTGTTTTTGAAGATCTATCAAATCTATCTGTTGGGGATATGTATGCTTCTACGCCAAGTATTGGCTTAATGCCAATTTCTTTACAAGCCAATTGCATTTCTCTGTGTGAAGACATTGTACCATGATCTGTTATAGCAATAGATGTTTGGCCAGCATCTTTTGCAGCCTGTGCTAACTCTAGTGGAGAATTTAATCCATCCATAAGGCTGTAGTAGCTATGTACGTGAAGATGTGTAAAACTCATTAGTATCCGCCTAAACAAATATTTCTTGTGTGACTAAGCCTAGTTTTAGTTATTGTTTTTTTACTTGGAGCATGTAGTACATCTAGGCAAGTACTGCATTTGTAACTCCACTCTTTAGCAAAATAATCGTATATTGCTCCAGATAATTTAAGATTTCTATTTCTAACAAACTCCATAAATGGGTCTGGTATCTCGTAATTTTGCATGTATTGATTCTACTAAATAAAATAGGGGATGGCAATAGCCACCCCCCAGATTATTAAATTACCACTCTACGCTACCTGATGAGCCTTGAGTTTCTTCATTATTGCTATCTCCCATATAAAAAGCTTCTTGCTCTGCATACGGAACATGTCTTACGGCAGTTTTTTCAAGATCAAACAATTCAAGCGCTGCAAAATCAAAAGGTGTCTCATCTTTTGCTAACGGGATTATTGTATAACTTGTATCTGTCTTACTGCCATTTCTTTTAATACGCCACATTAAATTTGTAATGCTTCCCATTTCACCAGCATACTCAATAAGGGTAGGAGTAATTGTTTTTCCACTGGTTCCTTGAGATAGTATTGCAACGTATGGCTCGTTCTTTCCATCATCAACTAATACATTTATATAAATACGTGTTCTGGCTTTCCATCCAGCTTTTGGATCTTTACGATGTTGTTCGTTTGCCCAATCACGACCATCTGTTTCCATTGTGTCTAAAGCTTTACGTCTGTAATCTTTTGGGTTTGTGTGCTCTAATGCAATAAATCCGCATCCAAGTTTGTCATTATAGTTGGGAGAATCTGCATCCAACTCTTGAAGAAATCTAACTTTTACGCTTTCTCCGTCTTCAATTTTTAACCAACGACCTTTGTTGTCTTCTCCACCTGAATATACAGGTTTGTCTAACGCTTTGTTTAGGTCTTTTAGACCCTTTACTATACTCATTTTATCTCCTTTGGTGATGGTATATATCCATCTGTACGGTTATTATATCATTAATTCCAGGATTTGTATTCCACATCAGAAACTGCATTCTTGATACAAGATTGAATTTCTGCTTCGGTCATGTCTCCTGAATCTTTTGCGTCATGAGGATATATCTTACCATAAGTATAAGATGCCCACAAGATGTCTTTATTCTTTAATTTATTAGAAATTGATATTCCTAATTCTCTACCAGCCTGATCTGCGTCCGTCATGATTGTAATTTTATTAAAATATTTATTTAATAGATTAATGTTGTCTGGTGACATATGACCGCCAAGAGTGGCAACCACGTTTGGAAAACCAGATTGATGCACACGGATTGCATCAAAGCTTGATTCTACAATTATTACATGATCGCCAATTTTCTTAGCACGATGTATATTAAATAAAGTTTTATTTTTGGGAAGGTTGGTGCTATTCTTAAATCTTTTTTCTGTAATAGATCTTCCCACTAATCCAACTGGGGTGCCGTCTGGGCTATGAACTGGCACGGTTACCATACCTTGGGGTTCGGAATATCCTAAATTAAAATGAGACATTGAGTTATGATTAATTCCACGAGATTCAAAGTAGTCTCTTGCTTCTTTACTAAATGTAAGTCCTAAAGATAGATCTTCTAATTTTTTACTATCAAATTCTATAAACTCTGGTTTATCCTCAAACATCTTATTTAGAACTTCATCAAAGTCGTCTAATGCTTGTGACTCTTTTGAAGATACTAATCGAATTGCTTCAAAATCATTTTTGTTTGTAATTTTTTTAATTAGCTGAATTATGTTGCCAGTTTCTCCACAGGCTGGGTTAAAGCAAAGCCATGCTCCATTTTCTTCGCTAATATAAAAACTTGGACTATGTGTATTGTTATGAAATGGGCAATATACAACTAAGTTATTATTAGACTCACTAATTATCCTTAGACCAATTTCTTTTACTATTGATTTTATATGGTTAGGTGCATATTGCGTGGAACTAATTTGCCTTGTGTTATTCCCTCTGCTTGCCATGCTTTCCGCCTTCCCGTATATATTCCATGAAGAGTCATTAAAAACTTCCAAGTTGTACCCGTAAATTCTACCGAAAATGCGGTGTCTATGTCAAGTATCCTAGAGTACCCAATGTCTCTCATTTTATGAGTTAACATATTTTCATATTGATTTTTAAGTCTAATGATGTCTGAATCATCTTTAAACTCTACGTCAATTTGAAATCTTTTAATTGGTTTGTGGTGGTACATAATCATACAATTCTTTGATAATACCTCTGTTAATATCCCAATCTAAATGAAAATCAAACTCATGACCATGACGATTTTTTCTAGAAACAATTTCAATTAAATTAGTTCCTGGATATCTATGAACAGCCATAGCCATATCAGCATCATATTCAATAGCTTTAGACCATGCAACTTGACTCATCATTGGCGGATTGTCTTGATCAGAAATATCATCTGCCGTTGCTGCAGTAATATCTATGACTGGTATGTTATTTGTTACAGCCAATAATTTAAATTCACGAGATACGTTTCTATTTCTTTCTACTTCAGAATTGCTTCGCTTATTGTCATTAAACAATTGATGATAATCTAAAATAACTAAATCTGGTTTATGCTGATCAATCTTACCCTGAATAGTTGCTGGAGTTACGTCTCCAGCTCCTTCATTTGATACCAAAACAAAACTATTTTTACCTTCAAATTTTTTCTTGCCCCATGATTTAAAATCATCTATATTAATATCACCCCTTGATAAATCACTTGCTTTAAATAAACCTGATCCAAGCATTGTGTAAATACGATCACGCATATTTTCTGGAGACATTTCGAGAGAGATAATCATTGGCTTAAATCCTTGCTCCCATGCTTTACATGCAAGGTATGAAGTAAACCATGTCTTACCTTTTCCTGGCCAACCAATTGCAACAATTAAATGTCCTGGAGCCATGCCAGTTGGGTACGCTGTATCAATTGCTTGAAACCCTGTTTTAATTCCTGGACTTCCACCCATTGCTAATGATCTATCTTTAACAGACATAAAGTGTCTTTCTGCTGCATCTAAGTCTGTGACATCTAAGTCTCTTACATTGTTTGTAAATCTAGAAAGACTAGCAAGTTTGCTTTGCATGTCTGCCAATACTCTAGATGCTGCATCTTCTTTTAGTGCAGAGCCACCTTGAAGAATAATGTTTTTTAATCTTGCTGACAAATACTCATTTTTTAATTTATCTAAATAATATCCAGTTTCAGCTTTTGCATTTAAGTCTGGTTCTAGGTCTTTAAACTTTTCTTGCAGTACTCCAATTTCAGGAACTGCTTTAAACTTATAATAGTATGACTTTAAGCCTTCCCATATATCTCTATGTGAAGTAAATAGGTCATCAACGTTATCTGCAAGCAATGTGCTGATGTCTTTGTTTTTACATACTGCCGATATTAACGTTGCTTCTGTATTCATTCGTTTTCGCCTTCTACTAATTTTTTAGTTGCTTCTTGAAGAATGCGACGATTTGTTTTATCCTTCTTAATTTCTCTTTCCATTATATCAATTTTATCAAAGTTAAAAAAGAAAAACTGTAATGGATGTCCATTTTTCCCTGTAATAAAATAATACTCTATCAGCTCTTTTGCACGACTATATCCCACGCTATCAATTACATCTTGCATTGCCCATTTTTCTCTATATTTATTTAACGATGGCATCTTGCCATATTTGTTTTGATACATATTTTGATATATGCTTAATAGAATATAGGGCTCTTTGCTATTTGCCACTCTTTAACTCTTTCTCTATATCTTGAGTTTTTTCTATTAATTTATTTTCAACAAATTTATATACTCTTTCAGTAGCATCATTAACAGTTTCGCCATCTCTAACAGAGTCTTCTACTCCAACTCCAATTTTAATACTTTCAAAGTTACCAAGATTTCTAGTAAATGATAAATCTATTTTAACTACTGTTGTCATTTATGCTCCGCCTTTCTATGCCTGCTTAAAGTATCGCTTCCAAAAATAGCCCAGCGTAATTCTATTTCTTTGTTGCAAATATCACATACAACAAATCTATTAGACACTACTCCGCCTTCCATACTGGTACAAATCCAGAGTCGGTCTTAGTATACAATATAATATTGTTTTTGAGAAGTGCCCTTAGTTCTGTCTTAGAGGGTATATTTTTTGTATAACCAGCTTCTAATATATACTCATGTAATTTAAGTATGTCAGATTCACTAAGCATAAACTTAGACCACCTGCTACTTGGATTGCTTATTGGATATACTCTTTGAGGTTTTTGTATTTTACCCTGCAAAATATATTCTTCAATTGTTACTTTGTGTCTTCCCAATATTTGACCAACTTGTTTTATAGTATAAGCAGTTTCCATATTTTTTTCGGCATCGGAGTATGAGTACATTACCCTTTTTTTATCTGGGTAGCACCATGCAACAATTTCATTTTTAGCCCTAGACAACCTAATTACTTTATGTAATTTATTGTTTAAGAAGAAATAGAGAAATTTTTTGCGTACTCTCGATCTTTTTTTTCTAACCATTTTCCAAATCTATTCGTTTCTTTATTGATCATCCATCTTTTTCCGCATAGGAGACAAAAAAGCTCTACGTGCAATTTTTGGGAAAAAACTCTATCTACAAAAACTCTGCCGTTGCATTTTGCACACCACATTATAAAGTAAACAACTTTCCGTCAACAACACAAGTATACTCTGGAGATACGTGAATCATGTTAACGTGTGGATATTTGCTACCTTCAATATGTGCTATGGCAAATCCTTTTTGCCAATCGTGATGCTGGGTGTACTTCATTCCTGGTCCCTTTTCATCACACATGTGTCCAATTTCATAACCACGTAAAGTTTCTCCCTTGCCTTTATTTCTAAGTTCATATGTAACCATGTGTGAAGCAATTCTATGAGAATGACCTCTAATTAAAGACACCTGCATGTCTTCCATATCTTTTCTAACAGATCCTGTGGCTGCAATTGACATTCCGTGGTGAACATGGATATCTCCAAAACGGCGCTTAGGTAATTCGTTGTAATAAATGTAGTCATATCCTAATGAGTCTAAACTCCATAAAGCTTCTGGAGTAACATGCTTTGCATACTCAGGAATTTTTTTATCTAGATAATCAAAAATTCTAATATCATGATTTCCTAGTGCTGAAAACAGTTGTGCATTAGGAAGCATCTTCCTTGTTCTTTCATAAAATTCACGAGCACCACTTGCTTCAAACTTCATGTCTTTTAGCATTAGCTCTAAGTCATTTGTTACGTCATCATTCTTATACGCCTTTAAAAATTCTGTTGGTTTGCCATCAGTATATTTACTATAGCAAGCTTGATCATCTGTGTCGCCAAGATAGTCAACGACATCTGGCTTAAACCACTTCATAACCTTAAACCAAAGCTCAATCATTTTATCATCTTGATATGGAAACTGTTGATCTGAAGACAGCATCCATTTTAAGTCGTTAGACATTTAATATCCTTACATTAAAAAAGTCACGGTTTCGTGACTTTATTGAACATGCTATATTTTAACATATTCTTATAACCTGTCAAGCATTAAATAGTTTTAAGTTGAGTTGCTATCCAATTAACACTTATTGTTGAGGTAGTTGCTTTATTGCTTACCGCATATATTGTTCCGCCTGTTTTATCTGTATTTAAAACTGCCGATACGGATACATTTCCTGTTGTAGAAGTTAAAGCCTGTGCCATTGATGCAACAAATCCAGTATCTGTATCTGCTGTAAATGACGGAGTAAATGTTACTGATACGGATGCTGGAGTTGTGCCTTTTAATATTATTGATGCTGTGCCTTGATCTGTGACCGCTACTCTATTTTGACCGCTAGAGTCTTTTGTAGCATTTAATAAGCTTGTAGATTTTGTAAAAACATCTGTTAAATTATCTTGTAATTGATTTAAATCATTTGGGTCAAATGGGGCACCCTCATTAAATGTTACAACTTTCCAATTTGCTGCCATTATAAATTTTCTCCTAATTCATGTGAATTTATTTCTGATTCGCTTACTTCTACAATTTTAGACCTATTAAGTCCATATTTAGAAAATGAATCTGGGTTCACAATATGACGCTTTTTATTTTGCGATATTAAATACATTTTACCATCTGCAATGTTCTTGATCAAAGCGCCATCTCTAAACCCTAATTTACCAGACTGTTTAATTAAAGATAAGGCAGACTCTGTAGCATTTACTGTAGTAAAAGACCAAGACTCCTCTGCTCTTTTAGATATCAACTTGTATCTCTTTCCGTCTTTAATCCAGTAAGTACCCTTGTCTGTTTTAACAGCAATTCCTGAAGGGAAATCAGTTGGAGAGGTTATTAAGATGCTCTGAGTATTCTTCTTTTGCTTGATCTTTAGCATTTTCCTTTTCCACAAGTTGTGTAATCTCTGCACGTAATATTGCAATTTGAGTTTCATAATTTGATACCAATTCACCTATTCTTTGTTGCAACGCTGTAATAACTAAGCTTGCTTTATTCTCCTGGTTCATTTGTTACCTTTTCTAATTCGTTTTGTAATGCTTGTTTTTTTGCAAATGCATTTTCTAGCTGTAATTCTAAAGCATCTACTGAGTCTTGATTAATTGGAGTCACTGCAGACTCTTGAATAATTAACATATTTATATTAAAAATATTATTTACAATGCTTTTTAAGTGCACATTAATAATATCAATTTTTTCTTGTTTTTCTAAATCCATTAAATAACATCCTTAGTCTCTGTTACTGGTCCCCATTTTCCGAGAGGGCATCCAGCATGAGGAAGCTTTGCTTTTTCTGTCATAAAACATCCACACTTTTTGCAAGTTTTTGTTGCTTTAATTAATGACGGACAATTTAAACAATGATTTTCATATCTATATTTAAATGTATCATCATCTACTCTTCCAATTTTTGGATTTAATAAATCCCAGGGCCTAACTTTATCCCCAGCATTTTTTTCTTTCCATATTTGAAAAGGTGTTTTTTGTGACATTGCTATTCCGTTGGCTCTGTTATTTCTTCTGGCTTTGGACCAAATTCATTTGTTTCTGAATTGTAAGTAGATCCTACCTGAACAATTCCATCATCTGTAATTAATTTTCCAGTAACATTTTTAATAATTGGATTGCTTGTAAATATTGCACCTAATCTTTCATCTGTGTGCAAAATATCTATTACTTCTCCGTCAATAATAAATGCTATTTTAACTGGTGGTAATTCTGGCATAGTTCCTCCTTGTTTCTTATATTATACATAATCTATGTATATTTGTCTACAGCGATTAGGCTGAGAAATTGTCTAACGTACTACCTTGATTTTCTGTTGCTGTCATTGCAATTACTCCAACAGCTGTTCCCTTAGACCCTGAATAAGTATAATTTGCTGTTCCAGAAAGTCCTCCAACCCATCCAATTCCAGAAATTGAGTCTCCTAGGGTTGTTGCAGAAACTTTAGTTATTGGCACGTAGTATATTGTACTATATGCGGTTCCAGGTTGACCTGTAAATGTGGCTACCGTTTGTGATGAAATTAAAGTAGGAGTTCCGCTACTAAACTGGTACATTTTTACTTTTGAATTATATGTATATTTAAATGTATTAACTTCTTTTACTGCATTATAGTATTTTGTAGTTACTTGAGTTGTAATATCTTGTCTTACCTTATATTTATAAGTTATAGTTGTAACATCTTCATAAGCATTTGTTGACCATGTATATCCTTGTTGTCTAATTCCATAAGTATAGTATGTTATTGTCTGGTTTTCATAAGCATTGGTAGAATAAGTATAGCCTTGTACTCTAATTGAATAGCTATAGCTTGTTGTCGTAACTCTCTGAGAAGCATTTGTTGACCAACTATAGGTTGTTGTTGTTACACTTTGTCTTATAGCATAAGTATTTGTTGTAGTGCTATTTGCTTGACATATTGTATAGTTATATCTTAACCTATCTCCAGTTCCAGATGTTCCAGTAAATGAACATGCTAGACCTACTCTACTTGCGTTACAACTTCCCGTTGATTGTGTTGATGCAAATGTACCTGATCCAGTACATGAATAAGATGTTGAAGTGCTAGGAGAACATGCACCGCATCGGTCTCCAGCTTGTGGACCAGTGTCTGGACAAGATGTTGAGCTGGTAGAACCAGTACAAAGATTTGAAGTTGATGTAGATGAACTACATGATGAACATCTTTGCCCAACACTACTTCCAGTACCTGGACAAGATCCTCCAGAATCAGAACCAGAACAGGTTATTACATCGTAAGAATCTATATTTGTTGAACAGCCACCACATCTATCTCCTACGTTTGGTCCAGTATCTGGGCATGAACTAGTTGTAGTAGATCCACTACATATCGCAACAGAGTTACAAGCACCACATCTTTGTCCTACCGAACTTCCAGTGCCTGGACAAGAGCTCCCAGAGCTAGACCCAGAACAAGTTAATACTACAACTGTTTCTGGTTCTCCAGAACATGATCCACATCTATCTCCTACGTTTGGTCCATAATCTGGACATGATGTAGAAACCTGTGATCCAGTACATACTGCTGTGGAATTACAGGCGCTGCATCTTTGTCCAACACCACTTCCAGTGCCTGGACAAGAGCTCCCAGAGTCAGATCCAGAACAGGTTAATACCGAAGCTGTGCTTGAAACTTCTTGACATCCTGTACATCTGTCTCCACCTAATGACCCAAAATCTGGACAAGTTGAAGTAATAACATAAATTTCTCCAGTAGGACATTGACTAGTTGTTACATTTGTTGTTGATGTGGTACATGCACTACATCTTAATCCAACATCGTTAGATGTATATCCAGGAGATTGTGGATTTGAACCTAAAGTTGCTAAGGGTGGACAATCTTCTGTATCTGGATTTAACACATAAGTTATATTACTATCACACTCATAACTAAATGCCTGTTCAGATACATATTCATAATCTGGTACTACTGACCAAAAAGAAGAAGTTGAGTTTACCCATACTGCTACCCCTAACCCGCCACCAAAAGTATCAACAGAAACTGATTGATTACTGTTTACAGAATCAACCGTTTTCATAGGATAAGAAGATCCAGAATTATTTACTGCTCTACTTCCATTTACACTCCATGTAGCATTACTTCTTGACGGTCCACTGTAAATAAATCCACTACTTGCTGTACCTAAACCACTTGCAACAGTTCTATTAAAATTGTCTTCTAAAGATGGAAGGTTTGCTTCTATTGGTGGAGTGCTGTAATAATAGTATGTTTCATTATCTACTCCAAGCACTTCATCTCTTGCATAAAAATAATATTGTGGTGGGGTTGCGTCATACTGTGTAATTGTATATGGATTTGTAGCGGTTATATTACCACCGCTAGGATCAGTAGTCGATGCTGATACTTGTTCTGCAACTTCGGTTGTATAAAATATTCTAGTAATTAATGAATTATAATTGCTGTATGTTCCAGAAGATCTGGTTACTGTTGTACCAACCCTACCAGTTCCAGTTAGTGTAGGCTTAGTTATTTGTATTGGTTGATTTGAACCGCTAAATGTTTTTTTCCATAAAGTAGAAGTAACTTTAACATAAACATTATTTACCGCTTTCCATAATGTAGGAGTTACTTTAACGTATACTTTATTTACCTGTTTCCATAAACCACTGGTAACTTTAACATAAGCTTTTGCTGACATTAGGCCCAGCTAACCCATAGATCTCCAACAACCCCTGTTGATGCGGTAGGAACAGACGTTCTAGTTCCGTAATAAACTCCAAGGCCTCTTTTTAACATATTATCATTATACGGATCTGCAACAACCATTCTTTGTCTTGCAGCCGATCCATAACCTTTAGTGCCATCATAGTTAGCATATTGTGTAATGTTTGTACTTGGCACACCACTACTTCCATTTAATAAACTTGCCGTTGCTGTTACATAATTACCAAGAGTAGGAATATTATATATTCTAACTCCTTTTACTGAATTTCCAACTACTTGGCTAATTGTTTGAGCACCTAATACTATTTGTGACTCGCTTAAATATCCATTATATCCAGACCCATCTTCTTCACCACCAGTAATATCTGCTGGTAGTTGACCAGAAAACATGGTGATTTTTCCAGTTCCATAATCTGTTGATATATAACTATTAGCGTCTCCAACAATAAATTTTGTTGAATTCCATATATTATACGTACCACCTTCTTGTAATGTAAAAGAAGATCCTGTAATTGTTGAACCAGTTATATTTCCAGACATAGATAAATGTGAGTCTCCAGCTCCAGGAGATGCTGTTAATGTAAATTTACCAGTTGGAGATCCGCCATTATAATGAGATATAGAAGAGGGGGTTAGTCTAAAATGATACCCAGAACTACTTCCTAAAAATATATTTGGATCTGTTCCGCTATTTATCTTTAAAGTTCCTGTAGAGTTTTGTAAGTAAGACTCTCCTAAATTCCATCCACCAATATCCCCATATGTTGCTGTAATGTATCCGCTATTAGATACACGGAATGGAGCGCTTAAATAGTTAGCATTTCCTAACCAGATTCCAGTTGCTGGCACGGCTTTAAATATTGTGTTGCCTGATCCTATTTCTAAATCTCCAGTAAATGTTCCAGATCCTTTTATTGCAAGTGTCCCAGTAGTTCCAGATGTTAAATATTCTAATAATTTTGTAGTTCCGTCTGTTCCATAAATAATAAATGGAGAGGAGCTTCCAGATATAACAACTCTTTGACCTCCGCTAACTCCTGCTGTAATTGAGTTATCTGCAGTTAATGTACCAGTACTTATTTCGCTAGCTGGTAATTTTAATACAGTAATTGGATTACCATCTGCAGAAACTGGTTGCCCGTTTGCAACCCCATTAGCATTTATTGTGTCTATTTTAATATAATACGGAACTCCATATTGAAGAAGTGTTCCTAGTGTTTTATTAATAATAGTTCCAACACCTATTGAAACTTTATTTGATCCATTTGCAAAATTTAATGTGTGAACCCAGTTATCATTACTTGTAGTAAATCCTGATGTAGTTCCTATGAATACTTTTGCGCCAGCAAAACTTCCTTTAGTAAAGTCTACTGGGTCGCCATTTGTATCTAAACTTTTACCGCTCCATTCAACAATAACAGAAGCTAGTCCTGCAGTTACTATTGGTGTGTCTGGATCTTCTGGAGATAAAACAATTTCTCCAACTGCTGGAACTAATATTGACCTTGGTAAACTTACTGCAGATCTACTTCCATAATTTGATATAGCATATAATGCTACTGCATACTCTCCTGCTGGTGCTGCAATTGTTTGTGTGCCTGCAGCTTTAAAACTTCCTGCTGGCTTTGTTCCATCGAATGGAGAACCATCAATATATATATCAATTCTATCTATATTTGTAATTGCTCTGCCAGCTGCATCATTTCCGTTCCAAGTTATTTTAATTAAACCTGGCTCTGCAGTTACACTGCCAACTGGTAGGTCTGGAGTTCCTGGAAGAGTTTCTCCTGGAGTAGTTAAAACTTTTGATGCAGACCATAATCCAAATGTTCCATCTTTATATTTCCATCTAAGTTGAATTGGGTAGTTTGTATTTAATTCAAGATCTGTAATAGTTACGACAAAATAATTACCGTTTTCTACGGCAACTGAGGTGTCTTTTAATAAATCTTGATATGCTGCCATTTTAGTTCCAGTCTAGGTCTAGTTTATATTCTATATCCAAGGATCTACCAGCAATTTTTTTAATTCCATAAAAAGATCCACTACCAGATACTGTTGCAGTATTATTTTTTGAAAGAGTTACCGTGTTATTTAATATACTTGAAATTAATGCGCCAGACGCTATTCCAGTTCCAGAAACTGGTTGTCCTACAAATAAATTATTTATTGATCCAACCGTTATAGTATTTTGTCCAGATGTTCCAGATATTGATGTTGAATTAATAACAACAGATCTGCTAATTAATCCAAAGAATGGATCAAAAGTATCTTCATCGTTAATTCTTAATCCATCAAAGCCAACATATGTAGTAGAACTTCCAGATGGGGTTATTGTAATTCCAATTTTATTAATAGATGATTTATCTGGTGCCGACACGCTTGCCCCAGCAAAAATTAAAGACATTGGAATGTCGCTTGTAATGGTGTGTCCTAAACTAGATGGTGCGCTTATTTGATACTGAAAATATTGAGTAGGAGAACTATAAAGTCTAATCTTAATAGAACTTAGATTCGCATCTAATTTGTTATATGCTAATCTTAAAGTATCATTTGCACTGTACCCAGATAAATCAATTGGTGAAATGTTATAAAAATATTCATTTGATGCTGATCCGTCTGACTGCATTACTACTAAGTTATTTCCTATTCTTGGATTGTTAGTAGAAAAATCTGCTTTAAATAAATCCTCGTCAGTCCAATCTAAATAGCTAGAAAAATCTGTTAAAAACTTACTATCAAAATTATTTATAGAAGAACGAGTTGATGGATATAAACCTATTTCATTAATATGTCCCTCTACATCTTGTGGTATAGATGTTTTAAAAATTGCAGAATATGTAGATGCTCCTTCTACTGTCTGTATGTCAGATGATCCAAAAAATACTGGTACTCTGTAGAATTCAAATCCAAGTTTGGTGTCATTTTCTGTAGCAGGGTTATAATCAATTCCTACCGCTATATCTTTTTTTAAATTAGAGACATTACCAGCAATTGTATTTGTTAAAAATCTTTTACCAAATTTTGTAATAACGTTTGAAGAACGGGCAATTTCTTTTCCGTCTTGATAGTATATATATGTTCCTTTAATCATTTTTCTCCTAAATTGGTGTGGAATATGCAGAAGAATATTCCGTTCCATTTGTTCCTGTCACCACAGCTCTTACTCTAAGCCATCTAGATGAAGATGTTGCTAATGTGTCTCCGTCTCGTGAGTCTACCCTATAAGTTTTTATAACATTGCTACTTCCAATATTATTTGAATTTGTTGTAGAGTAAGTTTTTGATCCACTGTTTAAAGCAGTGGCGGATGATCCACTTGATGAACTTATTATCCAATCATATCTTACACTTGAATATGATCCAAGTCCAGAAACATTGTCCCATCCCCAAGAAATTCTTGTCCCATCTCTTTTAAAGTATACAGAAGGCACACTGGGGGTTGGAGTAATAAATGGAACAGATAAAGATGATTTGCTTGCAACTTGAACAATTGTAGTAGGATTTGATATTCTAACATCTACCCCATCTACATTAGTTTTATTTTGGCTTGAATTTCTAACTCTTAATATAGCTCTAACCTTTTGAACTTTTGTTGCAATGTCATAATATGGTTCATAAGTTATACTTTCTATATCTGAAAGCTCTGGTATATCCAATAGATCTTCTAGTGTTGGAGTGTCCGTTAATGTGCCACCATCTTCGTTTACATATCCTGATGCCCCAGATGAATACAAGTTTGCGGTTAAATATTTAGAGTAATCTATTCCGCTTCCCTTTAATATTAAATATGTGCCTGGAAATGCTAGTACTGTTTCTGGGCTGGAATCGGTAAGAACAAAGACTTGACCTCTATTAAGGTCACTTACACTTAGTCTTTTATTTGGAGTATTCATATCTTTTTATTATACCATTTTAAAACTATAAAGTTCTACAGGTAATTGATGTCTCCAATCCTTCAGAAAATGAATGTTTTATTTCTGTAACAATAAAATTCTCTGTTCCAGCAAGTCCTTGGTATGTATTTTTAATTGAGACTATATCTCCGACTGAAACTAAAGGGTTTCCAAAGATTGTCATATTGACAATTCTTCCTTTATTTATAACATTTGATTTAATCCAATTAGCAAGAGATTTTACATCTGATTCGTTTTGCAACCAACTAGAAATAAATACTGCTGGTTCTTTTGTTACATAATCATTTAGCTCATCTGTGACATACTCTAGATCTCCTGAACTACCTAAGCTGTTTCCTAATAAAAGAAATGATGCTTCTGCTCCATTTGATAGCGGAATTGTTTGTGAAGTATTATTCATAACAAATATTTGTGACCCAAAATTAGAAATCTTTTTGCCAAGTATTTTTGCAAAAGGATTTATTCCAGTACTCCACATTGTTGGATAAGCTGGCCTTTTATTAAAGGATACGTCTCTTTTAATAATTTCTCTTACCACTGTTCCAAATTCGTCTACGGCTACTGCCTTTTTGTTATTTGCTGCTATCTCGTCAGCTTGATAGTTACTCATATAAATTAAATCGCCATATGATGCATTTATTAAATCGTTATTAAATTGACCTTGATATATATTTAATTCTGAAAGCCTGTCGTTATACTGAAATGGCGTTAGGGTATTGGCATATGCATAGTCAAAGGCAACTTCACCTCTAGTGCAAACTAATGACATTTTTTTAGTAGGAGGTAAAATTGTGGATTTTGCTTCTACCTTATTATTTATTTTATATGTTGTATCAGTTACTGTAATACCGTATCCATTTATAAATGCTGTAATAGTAACAGATTGATTTTGTATTTTAACCTTAATATCAACATTATATGTTCTTCCGCCAAATATTCCTTCTATGGTAGATTCAGTTCTTGTTCCCACCTCTTTTAATGGTATTTTGTTACTTCCTATCCACTTTTCAATTCTTACAGATTTTTTATCTAAAATTGCAGCAGACGAGGAAGTTGATTCCATAATTATATAATAGCCACTTGTTGCTGATTCATTTAAAAAGAATCCTAGTCCTCCAGCATGTAATGTATTTTCTAAAGTATCTTTCATTATTAGACTTGTTCCAAAAGAAAAATACCCAGCATTATATGAATTTCCGTTAGTTGTTGAAACTGCTGACGTGGTTGGAATTGTTAATGAATCAAAATTTCTATAAAAAACAGCAGACTGTTTATTTTTATATTGGTCTGAAGTTACTGCTAATTGTAAATAAGATTTGCTAACTTTAAAATCTTGCCTTGTTGAAGAAACTGTTTGTCCCCCATAACTAGATGTAGTACTAAATTTCTTTGTCCAACGACCCCGTGGATCAAATACACCGTTTAAGGATGGAATAACAACAGCCTCATATGAAGTTCCAGCTATTAAATTGCTTACAGTAATTGGTTGTGAAGATACATTAAAATTTTGTACTTCTTCTTGACCCTGATCTAATTGTTTAATTATAATAACATTATAATTTGTAGGATTAGATAATCCTGGATATGTTGCTGCAGTAATAACTGCTCCAGTTTCGGAAGCCTCTACAACTAAATCAATAATTGCTGTATAGGTGCTCATCCTACTAAAACTCCTGTCCATGAATAACTTGAAGATGGTGCGCCACTATAATTGTGTGTAGCAGCCGTTGTTCCTAGAGCGCCTCTTGTTTTAATTCTATATCTACCATTTGGTTTTATATTTATTTGAATAGTTGTGCCTGTTGGTGGTTTTGATAAAGCAGTATATTTACTTAAATCAGATGCTGATTCTATCCATATGTTTACAGGGTTTGTTCCATTATTTAAAACAGTGCCGTTAATTGCATCTGTAACCGTGGTGTTTGTTGTTTCTGATGGTATGTACTGATACCCCATTGCATCATATTCAATAATTTCTGAGTCTACTAAAAAATATCCTTCAAAATTAAATCCAGATATTAATTTATTATATACGCTAGGTCCAGATAAATCAATTGCAATATTGCTATTACCAGAAGCATTTAGTGACTCTGTAAGTCCGCCAGCAATTATAAATGACTCTGAGGATTGCCACAGAGGGTCTGATGATTGTAAATACTCACTAGTTGTTGGAGTACTCCATCTTATTTTAACTTGATTAGCAGATGGCATTTCTTTTTTAGAAAAATCAATAATGTTTGGTAAAGCATTTCCTTCTTTTTCTTGATAAAAATTCCAATCTTTTGTTGTTCGTGAATACATATAGTTTCTACTATAAAATTGCAAAACATCATTTTCATCTACAATAGCATTCATTTGAATATCTCTACATAGCTCTTGCAGGTATTCCCATACTGTTTTTGATCCATCTGTCCAAAAATAATTAATTAATGGAATAGAAGAGTCTGCTCCAGTAGATAGATTAAATTTATAATTAGTGTATCCCACTGAATCTAGTAATCTTCTAATAATTGCAGTAACTGGGTAAGACTCACATAGTATGTCTGGGGATATAACTTCCATTAAATATTTTGCTGAATCCAGAGCTGTTAATGACACTTCGCCTTGACTAGAAATATTAAATTCATTTATATAAAAATCTCCTTGATTAATTTGATCATATTTTTCTGAACCGTCTACTATCAATCCATTTTCATGATATATTTTAAAAAATGGTATAAGTTTTGCATTTTTTATCATATAGGTTAAAGACGGATTTAAAGAAGATGTTCTGCTATATGAAACATATTCAAGTGTACTTGTATTATATCTATTTAATTCTAAATTAATACTATTTGCTGTTACTTTTCCTACTGGCAATAAATCTTCTGAGCTAGAGGATGACTCTTTACTTATTTCAAATGATACCAAGTCTGTTGAGATATCCTTTATCCACCTAGCAGATACTTCAGTTACTCCAATTATTCTGTTAGACCCAGCACTTGGTGTTGTAACTATTATTGATTTAATTGTTACTGGAGTTGCAAATAAATTTGATTCTACTGTTGACCACGATGTTCCATTATAATACAATTCAACTAATCCATTTGCTGGTGTTGTTAATGCATTAGCAATAGTTTCTTCTGTATTATTTGATTTAACTATTTTAATTGTGTATGTAGATGGAAGGCTGTGCGTGCTTTCAAATTTTAAAACTATTTTATTTGTTAGTGCATATTGAGTAAGATTAGTTAAATAATTAATAGTAATATTTACACCAGTATCTTTAGGTGTCACCCAATATTTATAATATGTGCTTTCCCCTGGATAATATATTCTAGGCTGATTTTCTGGATACGATACAGATCTATAGTTTGAGAAAGTGTTTTTTTGTATTTCTGTTGGTCCACCGTTTGCGACTGGTTTTTCTAAAATAAAATATTTGATTCCAGAAACTGTTGGTCTGAAAGGTTTGATAATTGAATCTACAGGAAATAATTTTTTATATGGATTTGGCCTACTGCTTGGCCAAATAGATTGACCAATGGCATCTACAATTTGTGAAGTATAAGATGTGTCTGCTATATTATTAGAGGCAGAAACTCCATCTAACATTGTGTTCATATTATATTCAATATAGCATCCAGAACCAATTTTGATATTGGTGCTATTGTATAATAAAGTTTTTAAATTTGCTGATCCCGCTATCATTTAAACCTCTACCAGGGTTAACGACACACTCCAAAATGGTTGAAGTCCTCTTTTTAATACAGAAAAATTGCAGTCTCCAAATACAACTGTATACTCTTCGTAACCAGAAGATTCTTGATTTGAACCATTTTTTGCTAAATTAACTCTTATATTAAAAGAAGATTGTCCTTCTGCACTATTATAAAATGATCTTAAATCTTCTGCTCCCCAAGCTCCATCTACAGTTAAAGTTCTATATGATGGTAGCATATCCCATGACAAAGAAAATGTTTTTTTATCTGCAATAAAAAATTTTCTTAATGATCCATTAGCCATTCTTGTGCTTTTTTCAATTCTTTCATTACTAACATCAAATGCAGATCTATTATGCTCTGTTACTTTATTATATTTAAAAGTTCCACTTCCACCATTTAAAGACAAGTCATATGCCTGTATCTGTAGTATGGATCCTCTTGGCATTGATACTATACTCATGCTATTACCCTACTTGGCCCTTGTTTTGATTGCATTCTTCTCATTCTTTGCTCTATTGTTCTTGCAACGTCGTCCGCCGTTAAATCTGTTCCATTAAGTGTAACATTTATATTGTATAAAGCATTTGATGTAGACGCCCTGCCACCATTAGACATATCAATTCGTCCGCCCATATTCATTCTAGGTACGCTGTATTTTGTTGCAATGCCACCTGCTGACATTCTATTAATTCCGTCTAAGAAAGAAGTTCCAACTGATTGAACTGCTGCTGCCCTTATTACATATTCTCCATTTGAAAGCATTACTGGGATAGAATCGGATGTTCCAGTTCCTGGTCCAGAAACAAAACCTGCTGTTGCATATTTTTTAATAATTCCGCCCATTGCTAATTTTTTAAGTGATGGACCTGCATTGTATCCTTTTACTCTATTGTTGATGTCTTCAGTTAATTCATATTCTACGCCATCTATTCCAGTAAACTTATCTCCCTTTTTTGAAATTCCAGCTTCTTTTAATTTTCCATAAGTTATAGTAAATTTTGCCTCTCCGCCTTTTCCATCTTTGCCAAGAAACATTGAGCCACCTTTTTGACCTAGACCACCTAAACCACTTGAATTCAATCCTGGTAATTTATCTAATATTTGTTTCAAAAGACTATTGGATGTATCTATTTTACCTGCAACTAAATTACTATTTGAACCCTTTTCTAAAGCAGCCTTTAATGAAGCATACTCTGCTGTTTGAGAAATATTTTGTTGGCCTACTACTGGACCGTATGGCCTGTCTTTAACATCTAGGTTTGCTGATTTTGGTGCCCCTAAATCTTGTAAATATTTTTGACCATTTGGTAATTTTTCTAATTGTAAAATTAAATCATTATATTGCTGTACTTGTTTTTCTGTTGCTACATTTCCACTCATATTAACATCTTTAAATAATTGATTTATAGCCTCATAAGTTGATTGTAATTTTGATTCTTTTGGCTTATTTGTAGATCCTGAAGAGGAAGCAATTGAAGATTTTTTATTCAATACATCTATTTGTGCTTGAAGAGCATCTATTTTAGATTGTACTGCCTTGTCTATTGCATCTTCTGCTACCTTTAATTGTTGTGCGCCCACAAGCCTTTGAATATTTATTTGTGCTTGTGCGGCACTTGACATGTCTCCTTTTGCAAGAGCTTGTTGATAATTTAATTGCTCTTGTTGTATTTGAAGCTTAATGTCTTCAGATTGTTGTTGATCTCTTAAAGCTTTCTTTCTAGCATCGCCTTCTTTTTTAATCTGTTCAATTTGTTTATTTTTTAAATCAATTTGGTTCTGTATAGCATCGGTAATTAATTTTTGAGCATTAACTTGTTTTTTATTCCAAGAATCAATTTCTTTTGCCATTGAACCAGTAAGAGCATTACTTTGTGCTTCTTTACTTGATACGTCTGCTATTTTACTGTAATAAGCTGCAATTTTTTCTGCGTACATTGAGTACTCTTTTAATTCATTATCATTTAAGGAAGATATATCTTTAGTTGCGCCTGCAAGATAAATTCTCCATTTTGCTAAAGTTGTAGCAATAGTGTCTGTTTGATCTAGCATTTCAGAAAGAACTGGGTTGGTCTTAGAAATTTCTACTATTTGATCTTGGGTTAAAGTTACATTCCTTTGATTAGATGTAGCAATTAAATCAAACTGTTCTTTTAATGCAACTGATTTATCTTTTGCATTACCTATATAATCACTCATTGAGCCTAATGCTTGCAGCATACCGCCTGATTTATCTTTGGCATTGTTTAATTTTGACAAAGCATTTATCATAGATAATATAGCAGTTTTTGCATCTGTAATTTCTGAAACACTAGAGCTTCCCAATACTACTCTAATTATTCCAGATTTTCCGCTCTCTGCTAACAATGCAGCAATTTTTGCATTTGCAATTTCAGCTGAATCTCCAGCAGCAATAAATTGAGATTTAATTCCAGCTGCTGCATCCATTAATTTTTTACCATCATTTTGTTTAAATAATTTAACTAATTCTGGATGAGTAGATTTTATTTTTTCTCTTAAATCAGAAAATTCTTTAATTGTTAAAGATATGCCTGGCAGACCAGCACTATTCATTTGTGCATGAAGTAGTTCTGCTGCAACTCTTGTGTTTTCAATATTTTTTATAACTTGCTTTAATTGAGAATCAAAATCTTTTATTGGTTTTACTCCGCCAGAAAACGCTAATCTATTTATTCTTGAAACTTCCTCTATATGTTTTTTATATTTTAATATTCCAGCAGTTATTCCAGCTATAGCGGCACCAGCTAATACATATGGATTTGCAAGCATTGGTCCAAATCTTCCAAGAGTGCTGGCTGTGCCAGAAGATGTTTTTCCTAAAAGATTCATCTTAGATATAACTTTATCTAGAATTGCTGGCATTAACATCATTCCAGCAAAACCTCCAGCCTGTCCGCCAAATTTACTTCCTAAAGAATATCCTCCCATAGATCCAGCCATGCCAATTAAATTTCCAGCTAACATTCCTCTTTGTCTTGGCATCTGTTCTTCTGGTTGCATTTGTGTTTGTGACTGTAATCCCATTTGTTGAATTAATGGTGGTTGATTTAATTCGCTAGTATTTAATCCTGGAATCATTCCGCCTTGGTTTACTCTAACATATCCTCTTCTACTTGCAGACTTCCATGCAGATAATCCAGCTTGTTTTAATCTATCAAGAAATGGTTGTGGATGTGCTGCATGTGCAAATAATGAGCCATTAGTTCCTCGTAATTGTCCAACTTTTATTTTTTTACCATCTGTTGTGGTTAATGTTTGTGCTAAATGACTTGTGCTTGCTCCGCTCCCACCAGCTTTTTCTGTAGTATCGCCAGTGTGAGCACTGATTCCTTGTGAAAATTGATTCCATAGGTGTGATACTTCTGAATTATTACCTACTTGAGTTCTTATTGCAGAATCTGCAAGTTGCCAATAATTATTAGTTTTATCGCTTACAAATGATGAGGGTTTTTCTAATATTTCTAAATATTTATTATATAAAAGATTTGATGTTCTTGATGCTTCCTCTGCAGATATTATTTTGTTGTTTGCCAAAGCATTTAAAAATTGTTCTGTAGATCCCCTACTTGAAGATCCTGATGCTTTTATTGCTGCTGCTAATAATCTACCTGGAACTTTTCCTGTTTTCATTTTATTATTAATACTTACTCTACTTATTTTTCCTTCTGCTTTTTGCTGTTCATCTCCAAACATACCAACAATACCTGGATCAGTTACATCTCCTATGTATAATCCGCCAGTTCCTTTTAATGTATAAAAATTACTTGTTCCTCTAAATCCAGGAATTACGCTAGACACTTGTGATGAACTTAATCCACTTGTTTGTGGTTGCCATCTATCATAAATTCCTTGATTTGATCCCTCTGAATACATTGGGCCATTAGATCCTGGTCCATTAATTGCTTGAAGTAATGGAAGATTTGCAGCAGTTGCTTTTTTATTTATAACAAATTCGCCAGGAGTTAACATTGCTGGAACTGTATCTTGATTTCCAGATCCTGGAACTAAATTACCAGTAGCAAACTTTTTAGGTATAGTTGTTTCAGTAGAATATCCTCCGCCTGAAGTTCTTACTCCAAGTGCTCTTGCAATTCTATCTATAATTTTTGATGATGGCCTATTTGGTCTAAAGATTTCTTTAATGTTTGCTTTACCTGTAGGTCCAACTATTGGCTGATTGATTAAAGGAACTTGTGTTAAATTAGCAGTTCTTCCAAGATCTGCAGCAACTTGAGTAGTTGTTTGCGCCATCATTGTTTCTAATTGTGCATTTATTGCAACAATCTTTGCACGAGCAGCATCTACTGTAAGTTTTCCTGCCTGTAATTGTTGAACAATTAATGCGGAGTCTGCTGCTGCATTACTTGTTAATTTTGTCATTGCTGGAAGTAATTGTCCGAATGTAGTATTTATTTCTGTACTGAATGTTCCAGTTCTAGCAATTTCTTTCTTTAAATCTGCAACCTCTCTCTTTGTCATCATAGACAATGTACCCATAAGAGAATGCCACTTAGCTGCTTCGCCAGCAACTATTCCTGTAGAAGCCCCGCCAGATGTTGTTAGGCCAGGAATTTTTGGTAAATCACCTTCAGTAAATATTTGTGGAACTGCACCTATTTTTTGATTTAATGGGATTGGAAGTGGTGTAAATGAGTGAATGGTTTGAGACTGTCTAGCTGTTTCACTCATTTGAGATCTAGGAATATGATGCCCTGCTGCTCTGGTTCCTTGTTTTCCTGCAAGTGGATTATTAGGATTTACTATTCTTTGTCCAGCAATAATATTTGTTCCACCCATGGTAGATACGCCTGGGTTTGTTTGAATTATTGCATTTGATGCATCTGCTGCTAATTTATTATATGAAGCAGACAGTCTAGATATTGCTTGATTTAATATATCTGCTGCTTTAGCATCACTATAAAATGTTTGCTCTGCAATTGATCCTGCTTTATTTGCTGCAAGTATCTCTGGAGTTAGTAGTTTCCATCCTTCTCCGCCTTTGAATAAAGATCTGAAGTGGGATGCACCTTTAATTATATATCCAAAAAAGTTTGCAAGAACACCTGTAAGCATGATAAGTGGTCCAGCTATTGCGGTAAGTCCAGCAAAAAATGTTAACATTGTTTTAATTGGTCCAGGCAACTTATTTACAAATTTTAATATACCGTCAACTATATTAATTAAATGTGTGTTAATTGTTAAAAATTGTTCTCCAACTCCTGCTAAATCTGCCTTTAATCCTTCAAGAGCTCTCCTGTACTTACCAGAAGCGGATTCTGTAACCATACTTAATTCTCGACCAGCAATGTTTGCTAAATCTTGAGAACTTGCTTTCATTAAATCCATTACTTGTAAGGTTTGGCTTCCTTGCCTTCCAAGGTTTTCAAATAAAGCATTCATACGAGCAAATTGGAATTTACCAAATAATTGTTCTAATGCCTGTTGTTTTTGTAATGGATCTAAGTTGTCTAATGCTGATTGTAATGCCAATAATGTATCTGTTGTGTTTCCAGCATTTTTTTGAACAATGTCAGTTAATGATATTCCAAACCCAGCAAACATTTCCTTTGCAACTTTAGTTGGATTAATAAGAGATGCAAGTCCTGATTTTAAGGCGTTAGCACCTTCCGATGCGTTGATTCCTCCTTCTCTCATTGCGGTTAAATATAATGCTAAATCTTCTATGCTTCCGCCAAGACCTTTAATAATTGGACCAGCTTTAGGAATTGCTTCTACTAAGTCATTAAGAGTTGTTGATGTCTGGTTTTCAACTGCGTTTAAAAAGTTAATTGATTCTGCTAGTTCACCAGTATTTTGTTTGAATGCAGATTGAATTGCTAATGTTGCCTTCATTGCATCTTGTCTATCTACTTCACCAAGGACTGCTAGACGAGTTGTTTCTTTAATTGAGCCTAATAATTCGTTACCTTGCTTTCCAGTTGCAGCAATGTCAGCACCTAATGCAATTGTTTCTTTAAATGAAGAACCGTATGCTTTAGATAATTCAGATGCAGTTTCAGTAACTTGTTTTCTTATTTTGCCTAAATCACTTGCTGATGTAGCAGCTAAACCACCATAAACCTTTGTTAAACGAGTTAACTCTTGATCGGCTTCTCGAAATGCTTTTGCAGATGCAGCCCCAAATGCTGCTAGTGGAACAGTTAATCCTACAGTTAATTGACGACCAGCCCACTGAGTATTCTTACCCCAATTAATTAATGAGTTTGCTCCTTCTTGAATTACACGATTCATAATTTGTAGCTCTTGTCTTGCTAAAGCTGTTTTACTTTTTACCTTATCAAGACCAGCTGGAATGTGAACATTGTACTGCATTAAACCTTCGGCATTTTTGCCAAGAGGTTGAAGAATTGCATTTTGTAGCTGAACTTGTTGTTGAGCTAATTGTCTAATTAATCCGCCATTAGTTTTTAAATGCCCTTGATATACTTGAAAAAATTGTTTTAACTTGATTTGACCTTTGTCTAATTGAGATCCAAATTTATCTACATCAGATGTTAAATTTACAAAGTGTGTGGAAAATTGTCCAGTGCTTCTAAGTGTGTCTGCAAAAGAACGATTCATTACAGCAACTTGTGCTGCTAAATTCTTATTTGTTGCGTTTAATTTTGTTTGAAGATTAGTTAAGGCTGAAGATACCTTACCGAGATCTGCGATAAGGTTTGAAAAGTCGGACGTGGCGACTATTCGGGTGACTATCTGTTCTTCAGCCATTTACTATAATTTTACTCCTTAGAGTATCCTAAACCTGCGTTTATTCCAAATCCTGCTTCTGAGGCAAAGCTTCCTTGTAATGATAGTACATCATCACCGCTTGCTTTTACTCCAAGAGCCCTTCTTCGTATATCATCAAATGTAGGACCTTCTTTTTCTTGTTCATCATTTAAGTTTACTCCTTGAAGAGATGCTAAGAATTTTCTTTTCTCATCTTCAGTTTTTTGCATTGCCTTAAATGTTTGTATCAGCTCTGGCATTGAGAGGCTTTCTTCTAATTCTTCGTAATTTTTCCAATTACCTAAAAGAAAAACTTCTCCTAATAAAGCGGCTAAATCTAGTTCTGACCAGCCAGAACCGCTGCCGCTAGAAGGTTTGGGTCGTCAAGTTTAATTCCACCACATACTTCTAGAATTCTATTAATGGTAGGCATGTCTAGTGCATCTTCCAGTTTATCTTTATCAGCTACCAATTCTGGTACCTGAGATTCAATTGCAATTCCGCATGCTGTAATTAGAATTGTAAGTGTTTCGTCTTCTCCTGACGAAGTTTCTGTTTTTTTAATTTCTGCCATGAACTTTCTTAAGGCTTTAATAGTCAATGGTTTTAGCTTTACCTTTGAGCCATTTTGAAGTTCAATTTCTTCTACGTCGTATACTGTTGTAGCCAATTTATCCTCCTAGGATTGTCTTAATTATTATAACATAATGGTATTATCACTACAAATAGAAAGGCCCCCAAATTAATGGGGGCCTCTATAATTTAAATTAATTAAATTTATTATGCTGATACTACAAGTACACGGTCAATAATCTTGCCGTATTCTGAGCCAGAATAGTTAGCATCTGGTAGAAGACGGAAAGTCACTGGGAATGTAGTTGGAGTTGTACGTGCAAGAGAGAATTGTGACTGTTGTACAGACAAAACTCTACGTGCATAATATACACGCTCTGATGCTGTTGAGCTAGCTGTTGGAGCTAGACCTACTGCAATTAGTTGGCGTTCTGTTGGTGATGCACCAAGTGCACCTGCCTCTAGACCAAGTACGTCTTTCTTTGTTAGTCCAGTTCCTGTTGTTGAAAGTGTATTTGAACCTTGTCCAAATACAGCTGCGATATTCTCGAGTGTACCTTCTGACATTTCGGTTGCAATCATAACCTCCATTGCAGACTTGAACAGCTTTGCTGTATCAAGTAACTGATCTACGGTTACTGAATCGTATGTTGGGTTGTATGTAATTTGAAGACCATTGTTAGTAAAACCAACGTTACGGTAACCAAAAAGTCCTGCTGTTTGGTTTACATCATTTAGTGAATCTGTGTATGAAACTCCTGATGCGAAAGCTGGAACTCCTACTGTTTTTGCGCCTGCTGAAATAGCGACGCCTGCTTCTGCGTTTGAGATGTAGTCTGCATCGTTTACGTCAATAGTTGACAAGAACAATGGAGATGCACCTACGAGAATATTTTTTGCATTACCTACGGATTGTGCCATAGTTTTGTTTCCTCCTATATTTCAATATATATATATTTAAATCTTAAATTCAAGCTGGCTAGGCTTCTTTCCTCATGTCCTATAATACGGCATAATGAGGTCTAAAGCAATTTAAAGAAATCTGCCTATACGGTCCGTTATTCTTGAATATTTAACCTCTAAAATAATGTCTGTAGAAAGAAATCCCTGTATTTCCTCAGACGGTTCTGTAGGAGAGATATCTGCTATAAAAATACTATGAAATTTAAATTTATTACTTAAAGACTGAAATCTATTTACGTCTCTGGCAGAGCCGTCCATTCTTCTAAATAGGTCAGTCATAAAATTTCTTATCTCATTGATTTCTGACACGTCTGTGGAGTACACGGTAAATAGAATTTGCTCACAGCATATTAGCCAATTGTCTTCGTATGAAAGACCTATCTTGTCATAAACTATATGTTTTTTGCCGCTTAAAAACTGGTTCATTTCTGGGGATTGCTGAACTGGGATGATAGGGATTATTGCACTTCCTACGTTATCGCTATAATAATCATCCTCATCAAATATCTTTGCCTTTAATAGTTCTGCCCATAAGAATTTTCTTATTTCTAGCATAGCGTCTAATTTAAAATTGGCTGTCATATCATTGACGCTCCAAATGCTTTTTCTGATGCTGCGTCCGCCATTGATCTAATTAAATTTGGAGAAAATGAGTACTTAACTGTTCTGATTGTGGCTGGAATTCTTAGAGCCCTTAGTGACTCTGAATTAAATAGTTCTTTAAATCCAGATTTTTTAATAGAGCTGTTTACTAATTCCCCGCTAAAGAATCTTGAATATTGTAATTTAAATTGATTCATTACACTAGTTCCTCCTGGCCTTTTAACGGTCACTGAGGCACCTTTAGGCATAAACACTGTATTACCATCAACTTCAAATACTAACCTCTCAGAATGGCGTGGAGCAATTTTAAGAGGCATGCCAGCTTCCATGATAGAAGCTTTTGCTGCAAATACATGTCTACGCTTACTATTTGATGATGGAACTAATGATTTAGATAGAAGAAATTCAAAATCAATTTTAAAAGATATTCCTTCAGAATCTATAGATGTTAATTTAAATAATCTAGCATTCTTATTTCCAGACTTTTTCCATTCATATACATGGTGAAATGATTTAGGCTTTGTTCTTGCCTGAGCATCTATATAATTTCCAAAATCTTTTTCTATTTGAGTAAATACTATTTTTTTAAAAGAATTTTTAAACTTTTTGCTATTGCTTAGTTTGGCTATTACATTAGCTTGGTAATATAAGGCTGCTGATATCTGGGCTACGTTGCTGTCATTAATAGCACCCTTGGGATTTTTATTATACATTAGTCTTTCAAGACCAGAGGCGGCTTGGAGAAGCATTACGTTAGATTCCAATTTGCTGATTCTCCGATCTCTTTAATGAACTATTATATCCAAGAATATTACCAAATGGATCTGAGATTGGAGTTGTTCCAATTACTTCAAATATTGTTGGGGTCTCTTGTGGATAATCTAATTCATTCCATATTGAGTTACCGTTAGAATCACAAACATTCCCAATTTTTTCTCTTGGAGTAAGTTTTTCTTTTGTTCTAACTTCAATATATTGTTCATTTAAATATTTATTTGAAAATGTTTGTCTATCTATATTTCTTGCAGTGCTTTTACTTATTACACCACGGGCATGACATGGCATTGTTTTATAGTACATAAATTGTCTTTTAATAACACCAGTATTGGCATCTTGCTCGTCCTGCTGTTTATATACGTCTAAAGCCATCGCCATAAACCCGTCTGTAATATCAAACATTAAACTATTACCATTTGTGTAACAACATAATCCAGAAGTAATTTATCAGAATATGCAGAACCAGTTCCACTAAAAGCGTCTGATGTATACTGAAAATCCCAATCTGTTGTTGATATTTTATTTACATACCTATCTCTCCACATTCGGTCTTTAGCAAAATAAGATTTCATAATTTCAATTGTTGCTTGCTCTACATCATCTGGGACATGTTCCCAACCAAATCTTGCATACACATCATAAGAATGTCCTCTTCTAAATATGTTTGGGTTTATATCGCTTATTGATGGAGGAAGCATTCCGTTTGCAACATATACGGTATTGTCTACAAAAGATGATTGATTTATTTTAATTCCAAATCCACTTGCTGTAGGCTCTAATGCATAGCCTAAATAATTAATATCATTTAAATTATCTATTAATAATTGATTATTAGCATGTAAAGTGTGTAAGCTATTTATTTTATAAGAAAGTGCAAGTGTGTCTGAATCATTTCCTATAATTGTAAATTTATCATCATGCAAATAAAATTTTTGTCCAGTATAATATTCAACTATTTTTCTAGCATATTTCTCTGCCATCCTTAGTTCATGGTATGTTTTATTATTTGGATCATTAGCATCGGATCCTAGAGATAAATCTTCTATTACCTCTTCAAGTGAAACATATGGAGTTACTACATCAACATATGTTGTATGTTGACCATTTAGTCCACCAATTTGATAACTCCATATAATTTTAAATTTTCTAGTTCTATTGGTATAGAATGTAGATAAAACTAATTGATATGACCCGTTATCAGTTTCAATTTTAGTAGCCGTTGATGAACTTATTGCAATTGTTGGGTTTATTGCTGGGACAACTGTTGGGTCTTCAGTTATATCATAAACAACTGCTTGTACTAAATCATTATCAGCATTTACAATTTCGCCACCCCAAAATATTTTGGTCTTTACTGGTGTTATTGTGTTTTTGTATATCTCGGCCATGTTATAGGCTTAGATTAGTTATAGAAGTCTTGAACTTCCTTTGGTGTGGCTAATCTAAAACCTTCCTCCTTATTAAAAATTTCTTGAGCCTGATCTTCAGACATTGCTACAAATGGGTGTGTACTTGTAAATGTAAATCCCATAGTGTCGTATCTATGATTTGCTCTTTCCATTCTAACTAAAACTGAATCTTTATCTTGATTCTTTTTAGCGTTAAGCCTTGGTAAAACTTCAATCTCTTCTGCAGCATCTTCTATGTCTTTAATGGTCTTTTGGTATATTGACCAAGTCACGCCTTCTTCAGCTAGCGATGCAATAATATCGTTCTTACTTTTTAGTGCTTGTATATCTACGCCAAAGTCTTCGGCTATTTTTTTAATCTCAGATAGTTTTAATGTCTCAAATGACATATATTCTCCTTAGTCTAGTTATTTAATTATATCATTACTAAATTCAAATGAAAAGCCCCCAAAATTAATTGGGGGCCTTTATTTAGATTAATTCCTAATTAGGAAGCAATCTTAACGTTCTTTACTACTACCCAAGCATCTGCTTGCTCAATTTGAACGCCAACACGAGTATACATTGTGTACTCGATTGAGTCCTTCTTTGGCCAGAAGAATCGGTATACAGTTACATCACGCTTGATACCAATAACTACGTTATTTGGGAATGTCAAGTGTACGTCACCGTGTGATCCTGTTGCTCCTGAGTATGAGCCAGTTTGTGTCTCACTTAGTAATGGAACTTCAACGATTGGAATACCAAATGCGTATGGAGCTACGTATCCAGCTGGGCCAGATACAGGTGCTACCTCACCACGGATAATGCCAGAGGCAATATCTTGTGGGTTAACGTTTTGGATATTTTGTGAAGTTGAGTATAAGTAATCTTGAATCAAGTTTGAACCTGACAAGAAGCGAAGGTCTGTACGACGTTGCTTGTACTTACGTGGAAGTGCTTTCAAAGCGCTGTTAAATACAGCACGAGTAATTGCAGCTCCACCAGCATCTACTACGTGACCGTTTGCTTTTGCAAGCTTAACTGTTCCGTCAAATGCCTTGTAAAGTTGATCAGATGATAGAGATGTGTTTCCGTTAAGAACCAAATCTTCAATATCGTTACCAGCCTGTGTTGCCATCAGACGTGCAATATGATCTTCTAGATCTGCACCTTCAATGTTGTCTTCTAGAGACTCAGTTGAAAGTTCCCAATCTAGGCGTAACTTCTTTGTTGTCAAAGAAATTTTTGAGAATGTCACAGCAGCGTTACCACTGTTTGCGTTATCTCCTTCTGTCGCAAGTTTCATAAGCTTTTCGCCTACGCCCATGCGATCAATTTCAGTTGTATCAGATTTCATTCTAACGGTACGTGCGACTTTACCAATTACGGTTGCGTCGAACATGTAGTCTAGAAATCGAGCTGATTGTTCTGGATTAAGTAATCCACCATTGCCATTTTCTGACCCTGTGTGAATTCCATCTCCTCCAGTTGTTGAAGCGAAAGTGCCTACGGCTGTTGTGCCAGTTGCAATTGCCTTTTCTAATAATTCATTGCTCATAATTTATTTACCTACCCTTTATTTAAATAGTTCGTTTACGGAACCGAGGAAAGAACCATTCCATTTTGATTTTTGGATTTTTACTTCCTGAGACCCGCCAAGGTCTGAGGACTTCTTAATTGCAGTCTCTGATTCTACTGCATCGACACGTTTTTCTACACCATCAATTGTGTTTTTGATGTTCTCAACAGTTTTGTTGAGTTCTGAGTGTTGTTCTGCCAACTCTGAGATTCTGGTTTCTACGCTCTTGCTAAAAGATTCAACTGTTTCTTTAATAGTTGTAACTTGTGCTGCATTTGCTTCTGAAGCCTTGCTTAGAGTTTCTGAAAAAAAGCCTTTTAGGTCACCTAACATTTTTGCAAAATCAGGTTCATCAACGACGACTTCTGAGACGTCTGCTGCTTTTTCAACGATTTCGGCAGAAGCATCTGCTACTACATCTTCTGTAACAGCTTTTTCAATTACTGCTTCTGCAGCGATTGAAACTTCTACTGGAGCAGTTTCTTCAACTGCTACTGTTTCTGTGTTTTCTGACACTTCATTACCTCCTTTTGCGTTTGCCTGTTTTGCTATTTGTGTTTCAGGCAACGTAAATCTTGACTTCTTAAATGAAGCAAGAATTTTATCTATTTCTTTTGCTTTGTTAACATCGTTAGTTTCTACCCAGCCAATTAAACTTGCTAGTTTGCCAGTTACTGGTGAGGTATAGGTTGCTTCTGTTGACATAAATACGGAATCACTATCTTCACAATAAAAAATATTTTCCGTAATGGTATCTGCTGCTATTCCTTTAAAAATTAATTGTCCATTCATTTTTTGAATAGATAAAATATTACATAATTCATTTGCTGGTGAATCTACAACTGATAGTTCTATCAATGAGTATTCTTTAATAAATCTTACTGGATTTCCTGTGGATTTATTTACTTCGTTTTCTGAATCTACAATCTTTCCGCCAATGGAAAATCCTTGAAGAGTTCCGTCTAAAACCTTTTCCCAGGTATCCTGTGCGCCTTTTGATATGTATGCATCTACATATACTCCATTATAAAATTCACCTGATTTTGTATCGTAATAAGTTTCTGGTTTAAATGAAACCATTTTACCAACTGCATTGGATGAATGCATTTCTCTGATATTGCCTCTAAAACCTTCAAAAGCTTTTAAGCTTGCCTCTGCGGTTACAACATCTCCTGTTTGATCAATGTTGTCTAGTGTTGCAAAACCAGAAACTGTTCTCTTTTCACGATTAACTTTTGTGAAAGGAATAGATAAACTAATATCATCGCCATTACTGGACCAATAAGATTTTTCGATATTCATATGCTTAATTTTATCTTTGTATACATAAAAAGGCAAATAACTAGTTGCCTAATAATTAAGCTGTGGTTCTACCCTCACCTTTTGGATTTCTGGCCTCCCCAGAAATATCGGGGGAATTTGCAGATCTCTCCTGAGTTCTTTGTCTTGAATTACCAGCCTGGGCTCTTTGCTCTGCCGCTCCCTGTGCTTTTAAATCAACGACATCATCTCCGCCATCCCTAGGAACCATGCCCTTTCTAATTCTAACTTCATTTGGGGTAATTACTTGCATTCTTAAATATCGCTCATCAATTTTAGATTGAGTATCTTCGTCGGTCAGAGTTAATTCATTAAATTTAAGAATTAAAGCATCTGTTTTTTCAGAAATAATTCTATTTAATTTCTTTTCTAAAATATCCTGCGCTGGGCGGCATACTTGTTCTTTAAACATTTTATCTGCATCTCTTGCTGATGCTAAACTAATTCCCTCTGGGACTCCTATTTTATTAATAGGAACTCTATGGGCTAATAATATTTCGTCTCTATTTGCTTTTCTATAGACATTAAATGAAGACTCTTGAGAGCTTGCCTCAATTGGTTCCATTTTAAATTCAACTTTTGAGTCTGGGCTGTCTGGTGGAAGAGGTACATATAAGGATCTATGATTCTTTCCTTTTAGTCCTACTTGAAAAAACTCAAGCAATTTACGCTCTGACTCTGGAGAAAGCTTTGCTCCCTTTACTGTAATAACATATCTTGGCACTGCTTTATTTTCAAAATAATCTAAGTTATATTTGCCAGCAAATTCGTTTCCAGCCATTGATGTTTGTGCTGCGACTATATCTGGTAAGCCATAATAGTTATTCATTGGGGTATATTTCTTTAAATGAATAATTTCATTTGGCCTGTCTGTTCCATCCGCTATTGGGTTAGGAGTTTCTTGATCTCCAAAGTTTCTAAAATATACAGCCTTGCCGTATAGTAATTGAATAAATCCATCACGCAAACGACGAACACGCATAGTCTTTGCTGGGATGTGTCCTATGTATCCTATGTTGCCTGCAGTAGTTCTACTAATTTCAATAAAACCATTTCCCGTAGCTTCTAGGTCTGTGTAGGCTTTAATTAATGTTTCTGTAAATGTTTCTTCTTCGTTTGTTTCTTCTAGCCAATAATCTAAATCTTGACGAAGTTTATTTAATTTTCTACGTGCCCTATCTAATTGCTTTTCATCTGAAATGTTGTCTAGTGCATCGTTTGCTTTTTTAGTTTCTACAAATGTGTATCCAAGACCTACAATATTTGCAACCTTTGCATTAATTGCTGCGTAATTATACGGTGATATTTCATAAATTTTTGAAAGGTATTCTAAGTTATAAACTGGTTCGACCAAGTCGAACATTGCATATCCAGTAACTGCTTGTTGCAATAAATTTTGTTGAGTTCCAGTTCCGTCTTGACCAATAAATCTTTTTGAAAACTCTCTAGACATTTTTCGTCTAAAATTAGTGCTAAGTCCATTAACCTTTTTTAATTCTGATTCTCCGATATTAAATGGGTCATTGTCTATTGCAGCTTCTTTGCTATTAAATCTTACCCAATCAGCAGAATTTGATATATCTATATTTTGAACAAACTCTGTGTCATCATTAATAAATTCCATTAAGGCTTTCCTCCATTTTTAATTGAATCTTTGTACACGCCAATGTCTAGTGGATCTGGTGTTAAGCCCCACTCTAATCTTTGTTTTTGGTGTTCAAACTCTTCGTCATCAATTTTACGTCTACCTGATAAAAATTTAGGCTGACCCTCATATATTCCAAATGATCTTACTTCTCTAGCCAACAAATCTATCTTTGATCGGTTACCTTTTTTAGCTGTTATTGATAAAAAGTTTCCATCGTCATCGCCAATCCATCTTCCGTCTGGCATTTCCCATACGTATATTCCTAGAGTTGTTTCCTCTATTACTTTTTGATTAACATTTTTAATATCCATTAGGTATTAATTCTACCATTACTTGTGGTTAAAGTCCATATTTTGTCAAGACAATTGACAGGATTATGAGTTTTGTATCACAAGCCAGTCATTATTATATAGGTTTACTGAATTTTCGGACAAGGTTATGGAAGATCCGCTGGTTTGATAGGACTGCCTAGAGGTATATAAATCATAATGATTAATAATCTTATTATAGTCTAGCAATTTTTTATAAAATGATATATATTGATATAAAGATTTAACTGATCCAGAGGATTTGTAATTTACTGTAACTGCCCCATATATTGGAGCTGTAAAATTAATAACGACATGGTGTATATCATTTACCTTAAATATATTAGATATTAGGGTTTGGGCAGATACATCTACCCCATTAACATATATAGAGGCTATATTTGTTTTATTAATTGACCCATTTGTATTCCATGAATATTCGCTAGCTGTCCCTGTCCCGCTTACAATAGAGCTAATAAGTAGGCTTTTGCTTAAAGAATAAGGGGTGTAAAAAAATTCTATAGACTGTTTTAATTCGGAAAGATTAATTTTAAATCCAGAGTTTTCTGGAACTAGCACTCCATTTCTTGGATCTCTGTTTACAATTGAATACGCATCTTTACCTAGATAAAAATCTAAGCCTTGAATTTTTGATAAATAGCTTGATCCATTTTTAGAATACATTATTTGATTATTATAAAAACTAATGTCTAAATTATATAATTTTGGTAGATATTTAGATATGTTTCCAGAAGACATTATTATTTTTATATTTAAAACCTTACTGCTACTAAATTGTGAACTTTTGTATTGTGGAATAGATTCTCCATTTACACATGTGCTATAGTTTATTCCGTCTGTGCTGGTTTGAACAGTTACCCCGTTATCCCCAAACCATTCTATTTTTGAAGAATCCATAATTGTCGCCGCTGGTAAATATATAGTATCTGTCAATATAACTGTTTTGCTATCAAAAGTTTCGCCTTTTTTAATTTGAATATACTTATTTGTTTGATCATAATATAAATCGTCTGTTATTAATTCTTCCCATGTTCTATTAAAAGGATAAGAATA